GTAGTTCTCTTCGGTCTTTTATAAAGTCCAATTTCTTGGGTTGCTTTAATGATCCTTCCGTGTTTAATGAATTTTAATTCAACACGAAGATTTTATTTAAATAGGTCATAAGTCCTCTACATGTAAGGCTTATGAAACCATTTAAAATAAAATATCTACTTTAAATTTAATTATGAAAATTTTACATATAAAAATCTTAAAAAGACTTTTATTGTATATATTTCCTAATGTAAATTCAAAATCCTTCTTTAGACCTTATGTTTCTTGACTTTTTAAATCAATTCAACATAACGGTTTAATTCATACTATTAAGTATTATAAACAAATTAGACTACATTGTACTAGGTACATTTGTGGTCAACCTTTGTTGACTAATACTATGAGTATTGGTTTAACTAAAGATGGATGACCTAAAAAGTTTTTATTTCTTAAAAGTTTTGTTGATAATAATACAAATTTGAAATTTGTATTTACGATTTTAAATTTTAGTCGATCTTGAATTTTAAATAATTCAGAATGGAGTAAAATTGAACCGAACTACAATAGTATTACAGATTTACCTTACGGTAAATTTAAAATACCGAGTGGTTTTATCAATAAATTTGTTAAGAAACATTCATTAAAGAGAAATATTCCTTCATTCAGTAAAGATTTAATATATCTTTCAACAAAAGCTGGTCCTGATGGACCTGCCACGTTAACATCTTATAATAACTTATTAAATTATAGTTATGAAGAGATGCAAAGTATATTAAATTTAACTGATAATGATGGATCTGATTTCTTTTGTTCATCATATAAATATGCTTGAGATAATAACTTAACTAACATTAAAAGTAATTCTAATGGTAAATTAAGTTTTATTAGAGATCCTGAAGCAAAATTAAGAATTATAGCCATTTCTGACTATTTTACTCAATTATATTTGAAACCTATTCATAATATCTGTTTAAAGATATTAAAATATGATTTCAAATTATGCGACAGGACCTTTACTCAAGATCCTTTACATAAATGAATCGATAATGAACATAGCTTTTGATCATTAGATTTATCTTCGGCCACAGATAGGTTTCCTATTGATTTACAACGCCGATTATTAGTTCGAATTTTTGATGAAAAATTCGCTCATAGTTGACGTTATATTTTATCTAATAGAAAATTTACTGCCCCGAATGGTGATCTATTGAAATATTCAACTGGTCAACCAATGGGGACTTATTCATCATGAGCTG